TGTTTTTAATTGTTTCATAGTTTCTTGTTGAGCAATGAATCCATGGTGAGAAACAAAGTGACAAACAATTCCTGGTGCAATTTCAACAACAACATAAGGTTCTGTATAAGAATATAGATTTAAGAGCGGTTCATCAATTACAGCATTTGCTGGAATTTCTCTAATTGAGTCTTCAGCGTCATGGTTTCCAGCTATATTATAAAAAGGAATACCAGCTTTGACTAATTTTTGTAAAATTCTTTTACATTGAATGATTGTATAAATACTTGGTTTGGGAGAATGAAACATATCTCCACTACAAATGACAACATCTGGTTTAGCTTCGACAATTTCATCAATTGCTTTCTCTGCCACTTCTTTGTTTGCAAAGACTGGACCACCTGAATTATGAAATTGTGCTACACGTACAAGCAACATGTTATTTTCGGTATCATACATAACTACATAATTGTATTCACCACTTTTAAAAGGCCTGCTATACTTCCTTAGGCTTTCTAGTCTCAAACATCCAACTTCATCAATGTAATAGTAACTATTGCGGTCGTTTGTATTAAAATCCCATATAGTCTTAGACTTCTGCTCTGCCTTTGCTTTTTGGGCTACAAGTTCTTTTATTTCGTCCCAGTTGTCATCTATCAGTTTTCTTATATCATTATTCATCTTCCTGATCTCCCTTAAATAAATTTTCTGCTATATGGAAAAGCCCAAGCATTTCCAATAATTCAATCCCATCCTTTGAAAATATAGTAATCCCATCTTTTAAATTATCTACAACATTCATTATTTTACCATTATTGGTTTCTATTTCAATTTTTGTGGTTAGTGTGTCAGGCATCTTATAAAATTCTATTTCTTTATTTTCATTCAGAAAATATACAATCCCATTTCTCTCATAAACTTCATAAACCTTTTCCATTTTTATACCTCTCTATCTTTATTTAAATAAAGCTGTTAAGAATACTAACATCCAAGCTAAATACCATCCTAAAACAATGTAATCAACACGTCTCATATTACCCCACCCTCACTTTCTAAAGTCTCAATGGCAAAATCTAAGTTTTTCCTGGCTTTTTTTTAGGTCCTCAAGACCATTTTTCTTTTCCCACCTAAAGATGTATTTCATAGCATTACCACAAGCCCAATGAACATAACCTTTAGTACCTAAGACTGATTTTAAGACATCCTTAGACTCTATATCTAATCCGCCTAGCTTATAATCTGCTGGGCTGTTGACCATGTCATTTTCATCATCCTCAACATCATCACACAGCAGATGCTTAATTGCAAAATTTATTTCATTTCGCTTAGCTGTTAATAAATCGGTATTATGCTCATAAGCTAAATCCTCTAACTCATCTAATAAATCTTCAATTATTGAAATTATGCTATTTGTCATAATTAGCCTCCGAATGTTTTGTGCGGAATCTTTCGCCCATGATGCACTGCCTGCCACAGCATGTACAGTCTATGGCATCATATTTTTTTTACATCTGTGAATAATCCATTTTTTTTCAAACTTCTCAGCTACATAATGATTTTTTAGGGATAAATCTAACTTTTCACCACAAAACTTGCAATATCTTTTAATCTTAAACATTTATTCTGCCCCCTTTAAAATTTCATCTAAATTATCCCACTTTCTTAAATCCTTTAAGTCCTGCTCATAACCCTTGGCCGTTTGAAGCAGTGCTTTGTTATAGTCATCCAAATCAGCATCAGGATTAACATGGGATCTTATATATTCAATCTCGCCCTCTAAATAAAAAATTGCATATTGAACAGCTTTCTTTTGCAACATGTATATCAACTCATGTCCTGTATCCATATACTACTGTCCTCCCTTCTTGTATTGCCACCAACCATAGCTTGATTATAAATTTCCTTTAAGATGCTATCACAATTCCTACCTCCTGTATTTATCCCCGATTTCAAATTGCTTGTACTCCTCTTTGGTAACAAAAACTGTTGTTTGGCTTCCAAAAACATCCTTTAGTAAAAAGGAGTACTGCTCTTCTGCTCTTTCAGGCACCTTGACTACTTTCAACTTGCCATCAATCCACTCGTCTCTTCTTTCGTACTTTATCTCACTTGGTTGGTAGTCTTTCTTAATGACTGTCCCTACGTAAGTCTTAGCTTCCTGCTTCACAATTCCATATCCTACAAACACCCCCATGTCAAAACTACAAATTAGAGCTACGGCATAAATTTTACATCTATGTTTATAAATCCATTCCATCATTTTTTCTTTCCCCTTCCAAAGACATTCTTATTAAGTTCATCTTGAAAATATCCTCTTAAATCAACACTTTCCTTTGCTTTTTTATACACATATTCCCGCTCCTTTCGATATTCTTTATATTTCAGGCAATTGTCATGACAATTTACATGTCGCTGTTCACACTTATAGCATGGAGCCTTCACATATAATTACCTAACTTTCGTAGTATTTAATTCTGGTACATCCGGCTGCCTTTGCAAGTGGGTATAACCTTTCAAGGTTTGCCCAGATTTTCAAAAATGCAGCATATTCTTTTGTAGATTCTATATCCTTAAGTTCTTCATAGCTTAGTGACTCAAAATACTTTTCTGCATCATCAAATCTTTTCAAGTTCTTCAAATATTCCTCAACTACATCCATATCTAATTCTCCTAAAATGGCACATCATCAGCAATGTTTTCAAGTTCAACAAACTTAACTTGATTTTTAACTGTCATATTGTCATATCCATAATCTTTATTTAATTCATCCTTATCTGTCCAGAATCTTCTCCTCATAACATCAAAATTAATATCAAATTTTGCTCTTTGTTTGCCTGTAATTCTATTTTTTAATACTATAACTTTTGTAATATCATACTTATTTCCATTTTTATCCTCACCAATATCTCTTGATATTAATATTTCATAATCGGCAAGATTGACAACCTCAGATGCCCCGCTAACATCATGCATATGATATGGTTCTTTAGCGTTTTGTTTCTTTTTAGGGTGTGCGACTAAAATAACTGATACTCTATATTTTTTCGCCAAATTTTTCAATATTTTAGCTAATTCTTTTTGTTTTTCAAATTCCTCAAGTTGCCCCCTGTCTATCGTCATTAAATTGTCTATAACAATCAGTTTTACATTCTTTACCCTTACTAAATATTCTATTGTCATTGTTATGTTGGGTATGCTGGGCGACTTATTTTCATTGAAAACAAAAAGTCTATCTTTAACCCATTCTTTAATAGCATACTGTCCATGGTTATTTGCACTATAATATGTGTCTCCCATGCTTTTATATTCTTGCAGATCGTTAATATTTGCCACAGTATCTATGAACCATCTAAGAACATTTGACCCTGTTAGTTCTCCAGAATAAATAAAAGCTTTGTTTCCAGAACTTATATTTTCTGCTATAATTTGATTTAAAAGTGTTGATTTTCCTGAACTTGGCTCTCCAGTCAATATTGTCAATGTCCCCAATTTTAGTCCATTCAATACCTTGTCAAGTTTTTTAAACCCAGTTTTAAGACCTTCCCTATCATCAATCAAATCAATCTCCGATGCATCTAAGATAAGTTCATCAACAGTTCCTTTCTCTGAAAATATATCTGATATAGATTTAACCTCATTTTCAATATCTGATAAGCTCTTTTTATTCATATCTTGCCCTATACACTTAAGCCTATACAATACATCTCTTTTGCAAGCCAATTCTTTTATAAGTTTAATTTTATATTCAAAATTACTGCCTATGGAGTATTTAACAAGTTCTGATAAATATGACATATCAATATTTAGGCCCATTTTGTCGCATTCATTTTTAACGCTTATAATGTCGATTGGCTTTTTTGTAATATATAATTTTCGAATACATTTATATATTTGACTTAAATGCTCAAATCCAAAATCATCTTCACTTAATCCATTGTCATTTGCAATTATCATTAGCGGGGCATCCACAATAATATCCCCTATTACACCTGCCTCTAACTCATAGTGATTTAACTCTTTAGAAATATTCAATTCCATCATCATTACCCCCTATTTTAGCAAATGGGATTACATTCCTTTTATCTTTTGGGATATTCATGTAAAGCTTATCAAACTGCTTCCTCAACTTATCTGTTGATAGTATATTTTTATGCCAAAAATCGTCCTGCTGGCACCATCTAATTACTGCTTCAATATCATCAGCTGCCCTTTTGTCTAACCGAATCATTTTATCCACATGTCCACACCAGTTATCCAGGTTAGGTTCTTTAAACTTGGGATTATTCTCTTTTATGAGCCTATAAAGAAGATTAGAGAGCCTGAACTCATCAGAGTCAGGACTATACTTCCTATATTCTTTATTTCTTATATTCTTGTTAGTGTTTAAAACACAGGTGCTTTTTGTGTCTATGTTGCGTGCACTTTGCGTGTTTTCTGTGTTAACATCTTGATACTTCTCCCAATTTTCAATACTTATAACTGTGTGTGTTGTGTGTGTTGTGTGTGTTAGGAAATGTGCGTTTTCTGCGTGTTTTATGGTTGCACGCACAACTTCACGAGTACAGTCTTTTCCACAACGATCTGCAATTTTTTGAAGTGATGTAACACATTGTCCTGGCTCAGTTTTATATTTCACTCCTTTATAAATCCATTCCCTAGGCTCATGATTCACCATGAGTAGTAAGGTGATTATCACATCTCTTTGTCTGCCTGTAAGTCCTCTATAAAATTCAGAATTTAAAATTTTTCTATGAACCTTTATCCATCCAGCCATGAAATCACCTCCCCTTGACTATCTTTGAATTTTGTATTACAATATTTACAACAATTATTTTTTTGGATTCGCTTGACTTTTTGCGGGTCCTATTTTTTTTGATTTTATATGTTAAAATCATACTGATACCCCTTTATCCATATAATTACATGCTATTTGCAGTAATTTGATTTTCACTTCTTTACTAATCCCTTTAAATTTCTTTAAAGATTTAAAGCCTGTTGAATTTCTTGATATATTCATTACTTTTCCTATACATTTGAAAAAGCCTGTCATTTCATCTTTTTTATAACAAATAATCAACCACCCTGTAGGTGTATGCTCAACAGTAAACTTATAGTCAGGATCCTGAATTGCCTGAATCTCTTGCTTAATTAACATATGTTCACCTTCCTTTTGCTAGATTTTGCTATATATTCTGCCATTTATCCCAGCCAACTTTGATATATTCAACCCCTATTAGTAGGGCATACCAGATAGCACCTAGAAAAGCATCAATTTCTTTCATATCTACACCTCTTATTGTTCTAATCCAAATCTTTCTTCAAAATATTTCCTTGGGACCTTGCCATTGACAGTGAATTTTCCCATCTTGTTCAATTCCTTATTA